ATGTGCGTGAGTTCGTCGCGCTTGCCACCACTCCACTTGATTAACGGAAGCATTTGTAGATATATGTCTTGATGTCAGAACTTCCGTTTTAAACTGTGACGAAAAACGGATCTCAAAATATGCAACTATGAATACAGTGGTCACCATGGCACACCGCAACGTCACTCTCGAGCAGCTCCCGAAGCAAATGATCTCCATTCGTATGCTGCGTGACGCATTTGACAAGTGCACTCCCTACAACTGCCCGTCCCGAACTCGGCTGAACTATTGTTACCCATACTACTCGTGGGACACGACCCCGTTGGAAGATATCACAATGGAGCATGCCATTCGAGTCATTCAGTACTGTCTCCAGGACACAGAGTACCTTGATCGGTTTGCGCTCTACTTTACGGGGGAGTGCGTGGCACCCTACGATGTGATTGCATCGTACATCGCTCAGCCCTTTGTCAAGACATAAGCCTTGTTCAGACCCGTGAGTTCCGCTGTGATGTGAAACAGCGCGCCTGCAAGAAAGACGGTTACCCACTTGGAGAACCCCGCCTTCTCGGCGACCCAGTACACCGGCAGCAGAAAAAGGCCAACGAGAAGAGCCTCAAGAAGAAAGTACATTTGTATTCAAAACGGATTTGATTTTTTGCTTGGGGATTTACATTGCTAAGATGGACACCAACATTCGCAACGCAATCACGAAGATCAACGCCGACTTCAACTACAACCTGGAGGTGGAGCTGAGCCGTACTCCATTCCAAGCCCACTTCGTATCTAGCCCTGATGCATGGCACGCAAAAATCTACAATACCGAGGGAGTGCTTGAGGTAGAGTTTCTTGAGCGGGATGGCGGTGTCGTCGCATCCGTGATGAACCGTTTCAATCTGACCACTGCAAGGGTAACCCGCGTGATGGATGCTCTCATGGAGTTCATGCCCATTGCTCCGCCCGGAGGTGACTAGATCTTCTCAACCTTCTCAGCGACAACCTTGACCAACTCAAGTGGGGTGTACACAACTGTGCACTGATGCGTTTCTGTCGCACGGCATTTGACGCAGAACACTTTTTCTGTTGAGCAGGGACACTTGAACTCCAGATGGGTCTTCTTCTTGCAATGAGAACACTTGGCCATTCTACCTCCAGCTACCGTTATAAAATCGCATTCATTTTTAATGAAGACGGTCACGTATACAGTGGTCGTAGATCCCGATGTGAACTTTCCCTTGAAAGACTTTGCGCAAGAGGTCGCCATCTGCCTCGCCGATCCGGACGGATGGGAGTCGCAAGGATATCGCTTTGTTCAAGTAAAGTCCAGGCCGCACGTGACAATCCATCTGTCGTCTCTGAAGGGACTGGTGGCAGCCGGATGCGATCATACTCTGTCCTGTGCCGAGTTGGGCGGCAAGCAGATGCATATCAACGAGCAGCGATGGCGCCACGGGGCAAAGAGAAGCGGTCAGAATTTGGATGGATACCGTCAGTATGTCATCTCACACGAAATGGGACATATCCTTGGTCGAGACCACGCAAAATGCCCTGGCCCGGGTCAACCGGCACCGATAATGGTCCAGCAGACCTTAGGACTTCACGGGTGCCTTCCGAATACAAACGTGTCGTCGGGGCTTCCTTCCGGAAATAGGTAACTGGATTGGAAAGGACAATCAACACACAGGCAACCACCAAGCAAACGAGAAACACTTTCAGCATTGACACCTCTACTTATAAAAATGGACAGCATTGTAACCGCCGTGATTGAGAAGTTCAAGCAACGGTCGGAGTTTGGGCAAGCAAAGTATGGAACGAACCTTGATCGTAAGGATCTTTCTATACTTGAGTGGATTGTGCATGCGCAAGAGGAGCACATGGATGCGATTCTGTATCTAGAGAAGCTTAGAACGGAGCTTGCGAGAACCCTTCCGGTGACGGTGCCGACGGGTGACCTTCCGGACGCGTTTGGACGATGAGCGACGACGGCGTCCACCATCAGGAGCCTCGGGGTCACCGGGCTGACCAAACGCCTCCATCGGACCGCTGGCAACCCAACCGGCAATCGGAGCAAGATCGTCAAGCGCTTCGTCTACCTTCTCTTCCAAATCTCCGAGGTTATCTGTGGTTCCGGTCGCGGTGAATACACCCGTATCGTCACCATTGTTGGCAAGGCTAAGAGATAACGTAGTTGCACCAATGAGTCTACCCAGCACCCTCTCGGTGGTAGCTAGCTGTTCCTTAGTGGGCGTCGGCTTCCCACTCGGGCTTGTAGCAGGGAACGTAAATATAAACGAAGGCATTTGCTATTCCGCAATAAAATCCTTAGTTGGTGAAAGGAAGCGACTTTAGTTGCTGTACGCCAGACCACCCATACCACTCATCACGCGGAAGATGTTGTAGTTCACGGCATAGATGCGGAAGTTGAACGGCGTCGACTTGGTCGGGTACGTGGAGCCCGCCGTACGGATGCTGTCAAACACGAGCGTGGTCGTGTCGATGCGCGAGAAGTTACACGTCCCGGACGGCTGGTGCTCCTCGGGCTGCAGCGCAAACGAGTACACGTTGATAGGGTTGAAGGAACTCGGGAAGCTGATGTTGTTCGGCTGCGTCACATAGATGGTGGAGAGAGTGAGTGTCGTGCTGTTGCCAACATTCTCACTGAGGACGTACACACCCGTACCGCCCGTGCCCGCACCGTAGGTCACCGACGAACCGCTCGCGGTCGACGTAACAGGCTGTCCGGCAGACAAGATCGTCGTCTCCAGAGGTACACCGTTCACAACCGACGTGATCAGGCAGTTATCCTGAAGAGGTGCAAGCAGGAAAGACGCCGGCGCAGCGCCCACGACCGCCGCGAAGGTAACCGCCGAGGGCACGAGCAGCAGGTTACCCTGGATGTAGCACGTCGCCGACGAAACCACAGTCGCAGCCGGGTTGTTGTACGAACCAGCCGTCGACGCAAGACGAGTGGGCCAGAAGGCGCCACCCGAGTGGTGCTGGTAGGGCTGGACCTTCCAGAAGTAGTCACCATAGCGCTCGTCGAAACGATCCTGTCCGTTGATCTGCAGACGGCAACGGTCGGCGATATCATCGTAGCTGAACGGAGTTGTGTATCCCGTGTTCGCCGTCAGCGTAGAGCCGCAGTCCGTCTTGCGCGCATCCTGGAAGACCCACACCAGCTCCTTCACCGGGTGGTTCAGCGTCAGGTCGATGCGGGTGTTGGCATTCGTCAGCGTCTGCTGAAGACCATACTGGAGCTGGTCAATCAGGTACTCGTGCGACTGCTGAGCAAAGCGACGGCGCTCATCCACATCCAGGTATACATAGTCGATGTAGAGTGCCATATCCTTCAGCTGGGGCAGAGCGGCAGCGGCGGCGGCGACCGAGCTGTAGCCCGTCGACGTCACCAGGTCTGTCGCGGCACCCAGAGTGACGTTCAGGCGAACCTCATGGTACTGGAGGGCGATGAGCGGCAGAGCCAGACCCGGATTACGGCAGAACCAGAATTGCAGAGGGATGTAGAGGATGCCCGGGCGACCACCGCAAGACTGCGCCGTCGTGACCGAGCCACCAAGGTTTCCGCCAACCATCGCATCGAGCTTCATCGAGTTGTCATAGCTCGACGTCAGGTTCTCCCAGAGGAAAAGCCACTCGCCATAGTGGGTGTCGATGATCTGACCGCCAATCTCAACCTCAATCTTCTTGAGGAGGGTGTATCCCAGACGGCGCTGCACATCACCCGTCCACGTCACCGCCACACCACCCTGGACCGCCGATGCAGACGTATCAGGAAGCGTCACCTCCAGGTACGTCTTGTACATCAGGTCGGCGTTGCGGTTGACGACCGCCACCATACGCTGTCCGTAGTGAGGCGAGCCAGTGAAGTTCACGCGAAACGCCTCCATGGCAAAGTTCGTATGACGCTTGTAGAGCACCTTCCAGAAGGTGATGTGGGGATTTCCAGTGATGTAGGCATCCTGCGCACCATAAGCAACGAGCTGAAGAAGACCACCGCCCATTTAGTTTATTCTTTGCGAGGATATATTCTTCTGCCTTTGACACAATGAAGAGTCTCACCCGACGCTTTTGTAGCTGCATAAAGAAGGTGCGCAAGACGGTCAAAAATGAAAAGGGACCGATTGCAATCTGCGTCAAGTCGGTTCTGCAGAAGAAGGGGCGGACGCTGAAGAAATTCAGCTGTGGCAGGAAGGGGCGAGTCGTTACGCAGAAGGCAAAGCGTGCGTAAGGACCCCCTGGGGGACGTTGAACTTCTCAAGTGCCTCCTTAGCGGCCATTTGCTCAGCCTTCTTGCGCGTCGGTCCCTGTCCTCGCCCGTGAATGGAAGGCCCGTCCATGACGAGAACCCGAATGTCCTTGCTGTCCTTCATTGGGCTCAGCATCATGTAGGTTGGCGTGCACCCGAACTCGCGCTGACAGTACTTTTGAAAGATATCCTTGTAGTTTGTCACGGTGGTCACGGCATCCTGAACGTCAATGTATGCCTCAATGACGGTCGTCACAAATGCATAGACGATATTGAACCGATTTCCACAATCCGTCCACAAGGCGCCAATAAAGGCCTCAAAGATATCACCGAGCTTCTGAATATTCCGACGCCCGTTGATGGCCACCGACTCTTCATTATGACGAGAAATGACATAGAAGGCATCTAGTCCGACATGCTGGCACAGAGCTCCAATGCGCTCATTGTTCACCAGCTCCTTGCGAGCATCTGTGAGAAACCCCTGCTTCTTCTCCGGATACTTGCGGCGCAAATACGTTGCTACACAGACGCCCAAGACCGAATCACCCTCAAACTCAAGGCATTCATACGATTCATCCTGCAGGGGCATAACGCCAGAAGGACACGGAGCAAGAGATGCCGGTCGTCCATCGGGCGTGACAT